ATGTATGGTGAGGACGTACTGTACTTACCAAGAAAGATCATTGGAGAAAATACTGTTATACGAGAAAACACTGCTGCGAAGTTTGACGATAGTTTCAGAATCGAAGCATATCTAATGAACTATGAGGGGTTCCAAGGTGCAAGTGCAGAACTCCTTACAAAGTTTGGTGTTAGAAACACAGATGAATTGACACTTGTCATATCAAAGGAAAGATATGATGATTTTGTTCAACCAATTATCGATCAGTTCCCGGCTGGGGAAAGAAAGAAGGCTAAGAGACCTAATGAGGGCGATCTGATCTTTTTCCCTTTAGAGGGAGCACTTTTTGAAATCAAATTTGTAGAAGGGAAGAAACCTTTCTATCAACTCAGAAATCTATATGTTTATGAACTCTTATGCGAGAGATTTGAATTTGAAGATGAAATCATTGATGTTTCTCAAGTGGATTCGGAAGGATCTAATGTGAATGAAACTGTATCTCAATTTGGCAATATTCTTACTTTAAATTTAGTAGGGGCTGGGGCTACAACTGCAGTGGCATCTGTTTCGGGGATTGTAACTGATACCACATATAGTTCGTTGCAATACCTTGACTTGATTCACGATGGATCTGGATATAAAACTGCACCTAGAGTTGTTATTGAAAAACCAGGATTTGGTGATGGAATAAGAGCGGAAGGGACTAGTACTCTTGGTATTGGTGGAAGTATTACTGGAGTTACAATTACAAGTCCAGGAACTCAATATATGGAAGTTCCTTCGGTTACTTTTGAAACTCCAACAGTACCGTCAGAGTATAGTGTAGATCTTCCATCTCAACCAGGTGGAGAAATATTTTCAATTAAATTAAATGACTTTAAAAGATTTACTTTTAATATTTCCGATTTAATAGGAGGAAATACTTTAAAAAGTGGTCAGATAGAATTTAATTATTACTTTGATGGTACTTCCACACCTACTTCGGGGTATTTGTTACAGACAGAAACTGTAAGAATACTTTGGGTTGGTAATAGAAATATCAGAGTAGAAATCAAGAGGAGTGATACTGGATCATGGGCATCTACCGGCAGTAATAACATTTATCTCAATCCATCAGTATTCGATTCTGGTTGGAATGAGATTAATTTTACTTGGAGAAGTTCTAGTACACTTGCAAGATATGAGATATATGTTGGTAGTTCGCAAATTTACGCTCTATCGCTAGGCAGTTCCTGGTACAATCAGGATCTAATATCAGATGGAACTTATACTTTAGGTAATAATTATACGACCCAATATTACGGTAATATAATAGTAAGAGATGGTATAGATGATATTATTGAAAACTTTAAATTAGTAAGTCCACAAATAGCACAGGGAACAGCGGTCGTAAGTGCTGCAGGAACCATAAGTTCTATTTTAATTAGTTCTCCAGGTACAGGATATACTTCAAGACCTGCCGTAACAATACAAGAACCAGAAAGCGGTACTACGGCAAGTGCAGTTGCTATTATGACGAGTAGAACTCCAAATAATGATCTTTCTATTGATAGGTTACTAATTACTAATCCTGGATATGGATATACTGTTTCTCCACGAATAAGATTTGAAGGTGGAGGGGGTTCTGGTGGTATTGCAACAGCAATTATCAATACAGGAGTTCTTCCTGTAGTAGCTATCAGCAGTGGAGGTGTAGGTTATACTACAGATCCACAAGTATTCATCGAACCAATATTTGTTGCCGAATCTGTCGGTGTTAGTTCTGAAATTAATAATGCAAAAGCCGAGGTTGTTCGTAATGCAAATGGTCAAGTTTCTGAAATTAGATACTCTAATGCTGGAGCTGGTTACACATTCACGCCAAGTATAACCTTTACTTTACCAACATCGGATACATTTGGTGAATATGAATATAACGAAATAGTTACTGGACAACGTTCTGGTGCGACTGGATATGTAAGGGAGTGGGATGCCGATGATCGTATCCTAAAACTTGGAACAGTGAATGGAGTATTCCAGAGAGGTGAAGCTGTTGTTGGTGCTGGAGCGAGTTATAAAGTATCTACTGTTGACACGAATGAATTCTTAGATGAGTTTGCAGATAACATAGATATTGAATCAGAGGCAGATGCCATAGTTGATTTTAGTCAGGTTAATCCATTTGGAGAATTCTAATGTTTGGAACTTATTTTTATCACGAAATACTAAGAAAGACAATAATTGCTTTCGGTACATTGTTTAATGATATTGAAATTAAACACAAAGATAAATCTGGAAATGGATTTAGTCAATTAAAGGTCCCTATCGCATATGGACCAATGCAAAAGTTTTTGGCAAGAATTGAACAATCTCCAAATCTTAGAAAAGAGGTTGCAATAACTTTACCGAGGATGGCTTTTGAAATGGTGGGCATTTCATATGACCCAGCAAGAAAGTCCTCCACAATGCAAACTTTTAAAGTGGTTGATCAGGCAAATAATAAAATTACAAAGTCTTTTATGCCTGTTCCATATAATGTAAATATAAGATTGTCTATTATGACAAAATTGAATGAAGACGCTCTACAAATAGTAGAACAAATATTACCATATTTTCAACCACATTTCAATCTTACTATTGATCTTGTGGAACAGATTGGAGAGAAAAGAGATATACCTATGGTTCTGAATAGTATTCAGATGGATGATGATTATGAAGGTGATTTTACTACAAGGAGATCTCTTGTATATACATTAGATTTTACCGCAAAGACATATCTATTCGGTCCAATAGACTTTGGTAATGATTCCTTAATTAAGAAGGTTCAAGTTGACTATTATACAAATACCGATAGAAAAGGAGCTTCTAGAGAACTTCGTTATGTTGCAACTCCTAGGGCACTTAAAGATTATAACTCGGATGGTGCAACTAAGTTAACTGAAGATGTGGCTGCAAATGTCACCGAACTTCCAGTTGAATATGGTACAGAGTTAGTCTCTAAATCATATATTCAGATTGGTGAGGAGGTCATGTTCATTAGAGAAATAACTGGAAATACTATCAGAGTCAATAGAGGGGAAAATGGAACTACCGCTACCCCACATGAAATTGGTGATCTAATTAATATTATTAATAGTCAAGATGATGAACTAATTGATCTTGATGATGATTTTGGATTCAATGAGTCCACATTCAGTTTTAATGACGGAAAAATTTACAGCACTACAAAAGGAACTGACGTAGAACAACCATGAAATACGATGAAATAGACGATGCTCTTGACATTAGTCCCGCAGAGGTAAAGTCAAATAAACTTGCAAAAAAAGAACCAGAAATTACTGAGATTGTAACTACAACTCAAGAACAACTCAAGAAAGACTATGAGTATACTCGTGGAAATTTATATTCGTTAATTGAGAAAGGTCAGGAGGCAGTTGATGGAATTTTGGAACTTGCACAAGAATCAGATTCCCCTAGAGCGTTTGAGGTTGCGGGTCAACTTATCAAACATGTAGGAGATGTTGCAGATAAGTTGGCAGATTTACATAAGAAAGTAAAAGACATTGAGAAGGAAGATGGCAAATCATCTAAAGCGACAAACGTTACAAACAATGCGGTTTTCTTTGGGTCTACAGCGGATCTCCAGAAATTTCTCAAAAATAATGGAGATTCTAAATAGATAAAGGACATACTTACCTAATATGACAAAAGCCAAATCATGTCCACCTGGGAAGTACTGGTGTTTCACTGATAAAAAATGTAAAAAAATTCCTATGGGATATCATGTCATGGGAGGTGGTAGACTCATGAAAGATGAAGATCATGAAAATGGTGAAGATGGTAAGAAAAAAGGCAAAAAGAATGGTAATGGAAATGGTGATAACGGTAACTCCAACGGTAATGGAGATGGTGGCGGGGTGAGCGAAAATACTATATTAGAAAAACGTGATGGTAAATCTGCGAAGGATAAGGGTTATTCCCTTCGTGATTGGTTCAAAGGTGGTGGTTGGAAACAAACGGGTGGTAAGTATGACGGTAAACCCTGTGCAAGACAACCAGGTCAAAAGACCAAACCATTCTGTCGTGATGCGGATGATCGCGCTGCGATGAGTAAAGACGAAAGAAATAGAAGAGCTGCTAAAAAACGTAGAGAAGATCCAAATCCCGATAGAAAAGGAAAAGCAAAAATGGTAACCGATTCATACGATTTTTCAAACTGGAGAGACGAGTTCAAAGCACTTGAATTTGAAACAGTTGATATTATTGAAACAGAACCATTGAAACCAACTGAAGGTCTCGGAAGTGAAATGATTGGTGAGAAGTGTTGGAAAGGTTATGAGAAGAAGGGCATGAAGACCATGTTTGGTAAGAGATATCCAAACTGCGTCAAGAAAGAAGAACTGGAGCTCCAACAGGAAATGGCTACAGAAAAAGACATCAACAAAAAACTTCAGAAGAAAGTCAACTCTAAAGATTTAAATCCTGCAGAGTATATTAAAAATACAAGACTAATGCCTGGTTCTGGTATTCCCAAAAAATTACCAGAAGGAAACTACTCTGACTGGAGAACTGAAATCTTTGAAGGTGACGGTGATCATGAATATGAAATGGCACGTCGTCAATTAGCAACTATCAAGAATGCAGTTTCTCGTCTTGAGAAAAAGATGGGTGAAACTGGAGAGGGTGAACTCAAAGCATGGGTTCAGGCAAAACTTACCAGATCTGCAGACGACATTGATACAGTTGCAGATTATGTAACCAATGAAGAGACCATTCAGGAAGGAGAAAAGGACGCTTGTTACCATAAGGTCAAGTCACGTTATTCTGTATGGCCTTCTGCATATGCATCTGGAGCACTAGTCAAGTGTCGTAAAGTTGGTGCAAAGAACTGGGGTAACAAGAGTAAGACTAAAAAAGAAGAAGTCCAGTATCTGAATACTGAAGACTATCAAAGGATACAGGAATATGGTAACGTTTACACTATAATAGTGTTATGGA